GATTTAACTGTTTTCTTCATAGTGTCAGATTGTAATACTATTCTGACAGATTGCAAATTTATTGTTGGTTTGCCAGTTGATTATGTATGTCTTCTAAGTAGTTTGGTGCGTGAACGTCTGTTACGTCTATTGGTTTTTGAGCTAATGCTTTATGTAAATCTTCCAAGTAATTAGGTGCGTGTGGGTCTTGAGGTATTGGAATTGAGTTTCTTTCCTCTATCTTTGCTAGATTTGGGTCAAAAATAACAAAGTTTCTAGTTCTTTTATCTATTGGATTAGATATTTCAAAATCAACGCCTTGCTCTTTTGCATTTTTAACAAATTCTTTTGCTTTATCTAAGTTTTGCATTTGATTGTAAACAGCATTATCAGATTTTCTAATAATTTGATAATATGGTTGTAATGCTTCATTACGACTTTGTTCATCCAAATATTTAATTCCTGGAACATCCAGTTTATTAAGAATATTAGATGCTTCGGAGGGATGACCAATCTTGTCGCTCATACTTAATTGGGTATAAAACGATTTACCTGTTGGATCTGGGTTAGATTTCAATCCTTTTAAAGTATCTTCATCCAATAATGAGGAATCTTTGATAATTGAATTAAATGCTTTTTGTACGTTTTTAGGTTGTTGACTTAAAGGCTTATCCCAATCAAGCATCTTTTCAATGTGTTCGTCTGGTAGGTCTACTTTGTAAAGATTGCCTTGTTTTGATTGCTCAATCTTTGCGCCTTTTAGGGATTTAATATTGTCAATTTGTTTTTGTGCATATTCAGGGTTTACAAAGCCACTTTTTAAAGCGTCTTCCGCTTGTTTTAAGGCTTTTTTATATCCATTAGCAGCAATTGACATCCCCTCTGAAAATAATGGATGTGATGGATTTAAAGGTTCTCCGTTTAATGTTGTTTTATAAGTAGATAAAGCCTCTTTATATTCTTTTGCGACTTCAGGGTTTTCAGCTAAATAAAGCCCATGACCGTAGGCCTGCGCCCCTTCACCAGTTCCAATCTTGCTCATGTCAAACTTGTTGAATGTGTGTGGACTACCATGCCAAGTAGTCATCCCAACTGGGTTGTAAGACTCTGCCATTGCTTGCGCTAGTTCTTGCGTCTTAGGACCGTAACCCCTTTCTTTGGATGCTTGGGCAAGTGATTCGTTGTACTGTCTGGCCCTGTCATTCGCATAGCCAAGCATTTGCATAAGACTGTTTTGTGGATCGCTGAGAACGTCCGCTGCCCTGCGTTTGTAACTGTCAATCGTAGAGTAAAGATCAGCTATTGAGGGCATTTTAATTTATCGTTTGCGGTTGTTGTTCAATGTCTACGTCAAATCCATGTTGCCTGAGAAGTGTTACCCAGTCGTGTGCAACCTGTAAAGCTAGTCCTTCTCCAAGAATATGAATTGTTACTTCGCTTGTTTCGTCATCAATGTCAATAGTGACGTTTGCCCTGCTCACTTTTTCTTTTTGGCTTTTTTTTCAGCTTCTCGCTTTTCAGCGTAACTGATTGCAACCGCTTGCTTAACTGGACGGCCTTCTTTGATTTCTGTTTTCACGTTCTCTTTAAATGCTTTTTTTGAGGTTGATTTCTTTAACATGATTATCCTTGCGTGTGGAGAATTGCATAATTAATTGTGACTGCCTCTGAATAAGCATTGTTTGTTGAGTTTTTAATCACAACAGTAAATTGCCCATTTGTAATTGCTGCAATAAATACGTTATAAGCTCCAAGTGTTCCACCACTTGCAACACTTGCAATAACTGTATCTTTTGCGCTTACTGCCGAACAATTGACTGTAAATACGGCTTGCGCCCCTGGAGCGAGTTGCGAGTTGGCAGTAATGATTGAACCAGATGGAGTATTACAAGTTACACTATTAGTTTTAACGCTAGACTGAGTGACTTGAATGTAATTCCCTGCAGCATACCCTATCTCACCAGTCGCAATCACATTGTTAGCAGAAACAATATCTGCTCCCTGAATGTTTTGATCAGAATAAGCAACACCAATGGCTTTTGAATTACCCATTGTCATTTTTTCATCTTTATGCGAGATAAAGCCTTCATTTGATCGTCAGCGCATCTCTTTGCTGCAGCCAATCTAGTCCTACTTGCCTCGATCTCCCTGGCAGCTTGGAGCGTCCTTAGATCGCTCTCAGCTTGCCATTTCTTCTCTTGAGCCATGTCTCGGCTCGGCATAGATAGAACTTCAACCTTTTTAGCGACCTTCGTTGCCATTATCTGTTACCAGAATTGATATTCTTTTGTGGGAGCATTGGAACTCCATTTGTCAAATTAGGCTCTTTTACTGGCCCCATTGGAGGACGAATATAAGGCTTTGTGCCATCTCTGCACTCTGTTGCGTAGTTCGCAGCTACTTGGAGGTGTCCAGGGTCTTTTAAGCCTGATTTGCCCATCTTGTCTTTTGCTGCGTCTGACTCATATTTCATTTTTTCCATTTTGGCCATTTTTATCTCCTTGGGGTTAACGGTGTCCACCGATCCGATAGACTTCGGATGCAGTTGGGGTAATTGATGCAACTGTGACGTTTGCAAATGTGATTGCGACTGTATTAGCTGCTGAAACTCTTGCGCCTACGATTCCAAGACCTGCTTGTGCGGTTGGTTTGTTAACAAATATTACGTCACCAACTAAAACACCAGGTACAGTAAAAGTTTGCTCTGCGGTTGTTGCTGCGCCAACGGCTGCAGGACTTAATGTAGCCGTTGTGTTGTAAACACTTTTAATCGGCAAAAACGCATCATTAAAGAAATTGATATACGTCAGATTGGCTTCGTCAGTTGCAACACCTTGATAATTTGGCATGGGAATCCCCTTAAATAAATTGGATTATCACAAAATTTAGGTTGTCAATCAACCGTTTTTAGCATTTTAACCTTTTTTCGATAAATTTGGACAATTTCTTTTAGTTCTTCAATAAGGTATTTTTTAGGCTCAAAGTCGTTTTCAAGTCTCAAAACCCCATCCAATCCAATCTTTTTTATAAGGTTTATCCGATAATTTATTAAATTTCCTGATAAATGAGTATTGCAGGGTTGACATTGTTTGTGGACGTTTTGCTCGTCAAACCTTAAATTTGGTCTAGCTCCTGTGCTCAGATAGTGACCAGCGTGATATTGGCCTTGATGGTGTCTCAAACAGGATATACAGGGTTCGGATTGGTCTCGGAGTCTAATGTATTGGTTAAATACCACTTGAACATCTTTAATCCAATCCGACCGAGTTTTTAGCTTCTCCAAGGCTTTTTTAGTCTCTACCCTATCCAATCTATCAAACTTTGCTTTTGTCTTTGACTTGGATTGATTAACCCAGGTTAAAGCGCATTCTGGACTGCAAGTCTTGTGACTCATGTTTCTTTTTACAAATTCAGACTTGCAAACCTTACATTTAGTCATTGGGAGTCCATTTGGTTGTTCAGCTAGTTAGGCCAGAAACAAGGAAAATTGCCTAAATCCAACATCCTGGAATGCCTTGTTAACCTCCCAGTTCATATTTTAAAACTAAGTAGTAATTTTTGTATCCAGTCTTGATCTGGATTGCAATAATTAATTTGAGGATCGTATCTAAAACCAATTTTCACTTTACCTGTGTTATACGGTACTTGAATCATATTTATCCTTTAAAGTTGGTAAACCAAGTTGTATTTCCTCTGACCTTATTTGCCGATCTAAATAATTTCTTAAAAAGTCAGCACCACCAAGGTCTTGAAACATTTCTTTTTGTTTCAGGCTCATGCGTATGTTTACATAAACCCCTTTTGTAATTTGTGATTTAGGTCTCGGCATATTGATCCTCAAATTTAACATTATGTTCAGCACCAAAAGCAAAAATCAATTCTAAAAGTTCGGACATTTCTGCTTTTGTCATTTTAGAAGTCGATTGACCAAGAACTACAAACCCAGTTCCGTCAATATTAGGTACAACTTCTTGTTTTTTAATTGCGCTGGAGAAAACAAACTTCCATTCCTCAGAGGTTAGCTTGCGTCCATGCCAGACAACTTGTTTTGATATGTCAGACAAAGATGCCCAAAGTTTTGCGTTTTGTTCCAAAGTTCGAGTTGCAGGTTTGAACTCCACAACCCATCCCTCGGGAGCAATTCCAACAAAGTCTTTAGCTCTTTGCCTGGCCTCAGAGTGACTTAGAATGAATATTCTTTTGTCCGTAGTCATACATTGACTTCTTTATCATTTGGTACATTGATCGGCCCGACTCTTTTTTAAGTTGAATCTGTCCTCCAATTTGTCTCAAATCGGTGTAATAGGAGTTATCTAAAATGTCAATGTTGTTTTCCTTCAATGACTTTCTGAGTGCTTTTGCTTTTTTTGCGTTCATTAGAATTTCACATCAAAAATGTTGCGTTTGGGTAAACATTGGATGTCAATCACAATGTCGCTCATCATGCCTGAAATTATGCGCTTAGACATGATTGGAACTGCTCTGAGACCGTCCTGTTCGCATTGGATCGTAGCAGACACTACTTCAGACCTAGACATTTGTTGCGCCTGTGGATCAACTCTGATTGGCACAACTGGAGGAGATGTATAAGTGTATTGTGTTGGAGTTTCTAGTTTGGGAGTAGAGCACCCAGCTAGGGCCAAGAGTGTTATAAGTAAGTATTTCATGGTTAAGCCTTTAGTGAGTAAACTGCAACAATTACGTCTTTGCCAAATTGGTTTTTGACTTGTTTCCTTGAAGAAACTATTTCAATACCTGTTGTTTTAAGCTCTGCAATTCTTGCTGCAAGTCTAAAGCAACCAAATAGTTTTAAAGCGTCCATCGCAGTCAACGATTTTCCTTTAACCAAATATTCAAATATCATCATATTTTGAGTTTTCATCTTTAATTTTCCTTAGTTGTTGATTAATCTTTTTCAAATATCCAAGCTCTCATTTCTGGTTTTGCTTTTGCTCCTATGTTAGTGGTTAATTTTAAAACTTCTCTGCTGACAATTGAATCTTCAAAAGGGTCTTTGTGTGGACAACCTGCACAATTTCTGGCCTGGCATATTCCAAGCACTTCACAATGTCTGGGTACTCGCTGCCAAATTGTTTTAATCATAATATACCTCTTAATTCAGCTTCTTTGATAACCCAATTTTTGTACTGAGGCCAATGTTTCATCTCGTCCCATGCCTCTAATCCAAGTCGTTTGGCAAGTTTATCAACTCCGCCCCTGGTCTCCAAATCATAAATATCCTGGGAACTTTTGCAAAGTTGTCTAAATTTAATTGCAGACGGAGGAAAGTCACCATCCATGTTTTTTAATGCGTGATCTAATATTTCCTTTGATTTTAGAAATTCCCCAAGTTCTTCAGTCCAAACTTGTCTCATTAAACCTGGATCAATGTCCTGCCAGTTACGAACAAATGATTGACCATAAATAGCCATCATCTTCCCAAATATGTAATCCAGACCATCATCTGAACTTGTTGGATTAAAGATCAATAAGTTTGACATTTTTATCACCTCCCATTAAACCCCTGGTCAATCCAGAAATAAATTCTTGTTTTTTAGTTGCAGCAGGAGTTAGCGTTTTGTCTTTAACCCATTCAGCCTTAAACCCTCTCCAGCCTCTTGCTACAATTTCAGACAATGCCTGCTCAAGTGTCCAACCTGCTTTTTGAGCTTCTTTGTCAATTGACTTAATAACTGTATCAGTAACCGTTGCCCTGGATAACTTTCTTTGTTTAACAAAAGATTCCCAAACATCATCAGATACACCGAATGGTGCTTGTATTTCTTTATTTGGTTTATGGTTAGTGGTTAGTGGTTTATGGTTGCCTTTTGATTCGCTTTCATTTGATAACCCAGAAATAACCGACTGGGTTTTCTTAGGCCTGCCACCGAGCTTTCCGTTAGTCCTATTTTTATTAGAATTTTCCTGATAACCATGAATATCAACTTCAATTCTTGTATGTATATACCCTTTGGACGTATTTTTAAAGAATTCTTTAAGGATTATTTCTAAATATTTTTCCTCGTCAGAACCCAAACGTAACCGTCTTATAACCACTTGGGTTTCATGCGGAATTGGTTTTTCGTCCAAGTAATACCAATCAATAAGCTGACGGTAAATACCATGCTCAATAGTATTTAAATGCCCAGTATCTTTCCGATAATCAGCAATATTAAATTTGTAATAGTGCATCATGCCTCCAAATCAGCCCAACCTTGTACTTGAAGCACAAGATAACGCTCTGTTTGGTTAACTTTGGTTAGCCTATTAGCTTCACGCATAGCTTGTTCATGCGTGTCCATGTAGCAGGTAAACCGAAATGATTTTACATGGCGAGACTGTCGCATAACGACAAATTTGCCATCAAGATTTAAGAGGGGAATTTCGCCAATAGTTTTGGCTTTTTTAAGCGTTAATGTTGCCATTGTTTAACCTTACTTCATCGGTTGACTTCACTAAAACACAATCGGCAGGACGGTGAAGAATCGTCTTTTCGGGAGCTACCCTAGCCGTGTTTCAAATTATTCTACATCAAAACCTTTTTATTTCGTCAAACCAATCTGGACGCAATACTTTTAATTGCCAAACTCTACCTTCAGGCAAAGTCTTCCAAGCAAATACGCTCTGCCGACTGACTCCAAGGAGTCTAGCCAGTTTGCTTGCGCTGCCTGCTAATCTGATTGCCGTTTCTTTTTCCATTCGGTAATTGTAAGTTAAAACTGACAAATATTCAAATTAATTAAAAATATTTTGTAAATTGTTCCTTTTTTGTCAAAATTGCCTTACAATAAACTCAGACGCTACAAACCTGTACGTCATTTTTAACTAAGGAAAATTGAAGATGGAACATAACATTCTCCCTTCCAAAGACAATTTGGATCATTACAAAGACGGATACCAAGACGGTATCAAATCGGTCTTAAACCTTGTCCATGACTATACAGGACACAAAATCAATTCTCAGGCTGAACTAATTAAGTTTGTTCGCAAACTTGAACTTGATGCTTTATACCCATCCAAGGAGTACAAATAATGGATAAAGAAGACAAAATCGTTGTTTACGGTTGCATCATTATTTTTATTTTTATTATTGGATATTTAACT